GGTCAATCCACAATATTTCTAGTTTAAATCTCAATTCATTTATATATTTCATCATAATATTATATCACGTTTTTGCCAATTTGGCAAGTTTTTAATTAAAATGGTGTAGAATACTCGTGGTACTTATAACCAAATGTTACCTGTGCTGTGATATATTCAACATCTGTATTGTTTTGATTATATTCTATTGCACTTAAAGCTTTAGGATAACAATCTATAAATGATATCTCTACTTTAGGTATGTTTCTATTTGTTAAGTGTACTAGTTTTGCGTCTGAGTATATTGCACCATCAGGTGTTGCTAAACCAGATTTACCTGGTTCACTTTGTATGCCTCTTGTTTGAGAGTTTGGCATTCTATCTTGTCCTTCTGCTAATAGTGCTTGAAATTTCTCATCACTATCAACTTGTGCTAAAGCTGCCATCCACTCATGTACTTTTCTATAGTTTTGTAATTCTTCATCAACTAAGAAAGTAATTGTTAAATCACTAAACGTCATATCATTACCTGGTATTTTCAGTTGTTGTAAACGAGTAGGTTGATTTAATTCTGATAATGATACATCTGGTATTTGAGCTGCTACTGTATTAAACTCTACAAGTGGTAATTTTACCATCTGAAATTTAAACTTAGTAGGATCAGCGTAATCTAAACCTGCACCACTTGGTTGTTTAGTAGTTATTGTACTATCTGTCATATTACTATTTAGTCTAACCCCTAATGTCTGTCCCTGGTTTAGGTAGTGGTGTTATGATAGTTGTTGTCTCATCTACCTCTTCCCACGCTTTATCGTCTGATAATTTCTTTAATTCTTTTTCTGTATCTGTTAATACTTTTTCTTTTTCTCTTATCTCATCCATTTTTTCTTCTAAAGGTAAAGGATCCTTAGATGTAGGTATCATCATAGCACACACTAATATGATAAGCGATATGATTGTTATCCAGAGATATTGTATTAGTATTTTCATATGATTATTTATTCCAAAAAAAAAGAGGGGAAAATTAATTCCCCTCTCTTTATAATTTACACCGCAAAGGTAATATTACATTAGGTTAGTAACTTTAACCATTCTGTAATAGATGTTTGCTTGGTCAGTACCTGTGTCAGAAGCTTGAGCACTTGCTTCCGCAAATGGATTTCTTACAAGACCGTATCTTGTTTTGAAACCAATTTTTGGTTGGAAAGTGTTCTCACCAACTGCTCTAACCATTTGTAGAGGTACATACGGACAATAGAACATACCAGCGTCATAAGGTGAAGTACCTTTATAACCTACTGTGTAGTATTGTGCCGCTGTGTTGTTTGACGCATAAGGGTCAATGTACACTTTGTATCTACCGTTTAGAGTACCAGCAAAAGTGTTACCTGTGTCATCAACATTTAAACTGTTGTTTAACGCAGGAGCGTAATCTAAGATACCCGCCATTTGTAAAGCAGAAGCAACGTCTGAAGAACAAATAACAATGTTACCTCTTCCTCTTCTCGTTTCTTGTGCAATTACGTTAGCGTCTCTTTCAACTTGGAACATTAGTCCTTTGAATTTTTCAACAGACCATCTACCGTTAGAGTCCGTATCTAAATCAAAAGTACCAGATGTAGTTGTATTAGTGTTAGCACCTTTTTTAGCTTTTTCGTAAATTGTTCTCACAACTTCTCTATTGATTTCAGCAAGGATCTCAGCAGAAAGAATGTTAGCAAGTTCAGTTTCAGCGTCTAAGCCGTGAATTGCTTTAAGGTCTTGTGCAAGTTCCATTGTGTACTCAGCTTTTAACTGTCTAGTCTTAGCTGTTACAGTTGATTTCTCAATTGAGAATGCCATTTCTGCAAATGATGATGAAGCTTCAGCAGTCGCTGTTGCAATACCAGTACCAGCAGTAACGGATGTTGTTGTGTCGTTCATTAAACCAGGATTCAATGTTGCTGAATGTGTTCCAGTTCCAGAGAAATCTGAATCCGCTTCATTAAATAAAGCTTCAGTTCCTGAGTTAGAAGTAAATCTGCTCTTCATAGCGAAGATAAGACCAGTTGGACCAGTCATTGGTTGTACACCACAGATGTCGTAGGCAATAAGATTAGGCATTGCTCTTCTTACAAGTGAAATCAAAATAGGGTCCCAGTTAGCAACTGCGCTACCTGTTACGTTTGCAATTTCACCTAAGAATGCTTTGTCTTCTTTCGCCGCTTTTTCTTGGTTTTCCAAGATTACTGATGTCACAGCTCTTTTGTACGGATTGTCAATTTTTGGCAAGTCCGCATGATTAAGAACTGGAGACCATTTCTCTTGTAAGTTTTGCGAATTAAACATTTAAGTCTCTCCTTAGTTTTTAATTGTTAGTAGATATCTCTACTTTTTACCCTACTGATTGCATCCGTATAACGAGACATGCTATCAGACATATCTGTTACTGTGTTACCATCTTCGGAGTTAGATTGTGCGTCAACGTTTACCGTTTCAGCAGGTGCTGATTTAGCATTTCCAAAGTAACTTTCTTTAATAGTAGTTAACTTTTTCTTATACTCGTCTGCACCGTCGTAACTAACATCTTCAATTAATGATTTTAGTTTCTCAACTTCCGTGTCTGCAAGACCTGAAGTTACTTCGTCTAAAATTTCATCTTTTGAAAATTCGTTAATTTGTTTTTTCATTTCCATTGATTTCTCAGTTGTTTCGTTTAACTTAGCTTTCAGCTCTTCAACTTCGTTTTCTTTAGCTTCAAGTACGTCATACTTTTCATCTGGTATATCAATGTAATGGTCTTCAAATAATTGTTTTAAACCACCAATAAAGTCTTCAGCAATTTCTCCCTTGATACCTTTTTCAATAGCAAGTTCGTTTTCTGACATCCATTGTTCAACAACATAGTTTAAGTAATTGTCAACTTTGTTTGTTAAATCGTTTTTGAATGTTTCAGTTGCTTCAGATAACTCAGCAGAATACTCATCTTCTAATCTGCTAATCTCAGTTTTCACTTTTGATTTAACAGCAGCTTCAAAGATAGTAGCAGCTTTGTCTTTAAAAGTTTCAGATAAAGTGTCATCACCAGAAACTAGAGCAGCAACATCTTCTTTTACGTCAATGTCTTTAACTCTTTTTTCCATTTTTTCTTTTTTCTCTTTATCTTCTTCATCAGAATGTTTAGCTTCGTCCATGTCTTTTTCATCTTCGTCGCCATTCATAGCTGCCATCATTTTTCCGTATGAAGCGGCTAAGTCTGATTTTTTCTTTTTGCCCATTGCGTCATACATAGCTTGAATTATACCAGCTTTTGTTTTCGGCATTTCAGACATTTCTTTTTCTTTATCGTCTTCTTTTTCATCAGCGTCATCATGTGCCGCTTCTTTTTTTACTTTATCGTTTTCTTTTTCATCTTCAGCATTCAATTTTTGCATTGGTTCTGCTGTAGCTGCGCCTTTCGTAGGAGCGGACGTATCTTTTTTAGCTTTTTTTGCATGGTCAGTTGAACTTGTGTCTGTTGGAGAAGTCACTGCTTTTCCGCCATCTTCAAAATCACCCATTTTCTGCATTGGCTCAGCTTTACCTGCGCCTGCTTTTGGAGCGTCTGCACCCTTAGGAGCTTCAGAAACGATTGTTTTATTTTCTTCCATTTTTAACTCTCCTATAAGTCAAAATTAATTAATTAATTTGCGTACTACTATTTATTATTTTGCAACTTTTCGCATAAATTTTTCAAAAGCAGCAGTTTGTTTTTCAGCTAACTCAAAACTACGAGCAGCTTCAATCTCTTGTTGTATCTCAGAAATATCTTTTTCTTTAACGATACCATTGTCCCATACCCACTCTTTACCTTCCATAACACCTTGTACAAATGCTGATGGAGCAGATGGGTCTGCTACAATGTCGGCAGCAGTTGCTAAGTAAAAGTCTGATTTTACATAGTTAGTACCGCCTTTATTCTCCAAAGAACCCATGCCCCTTGATGAAACTCCTAGTTGTGCGCCTTCGTCTATCAAAGACTTCACAATCTTACCATAAGGTGTATCAGTCACTTTTGCTTCGCCAACATAGTTGCCTTTGCCGTCGCCTTCTAATGATGTAATTAAGTGTGATACTCTCTCTAAGTTTACAGTTGGTCCGTCAGGATGTCCTAACTCACCAAATGCTCTCTTTTTATTGATAAATTCTTTTCTATATCTGTTTACTTCGTTTTCTAAAACTTCCATAGGATAAACACGACCATTACGGTTCTTAATATTCGCCTGCATGAATATCCCCTTTATTTTGTGTGACTTTTTGCCGTTTTCATCTGCTTCTGCAAGCAATTTAACGTCAGTAAGTTCCTCTGTAATTAGTTTCATATGTTTATTCCTTTAGTCCTATTTATGTTATCGTACCTCTAAAATGATAGAATAACTGTCTCCGTTTACGAAATTGTGCGTAGAGAACAGAATATCACCTGTAGGAGTACCTGCATTGTTAGCTATTTGTATTGCCGGCGTCTGTAAATCTATCGTGCCTTGACCAGATAAAAACAGCGCCGTTGCGTTAGTAGTTCCTTCAAATAGGATTTCTACGGACCCCTTAGGGTCCGTAGTGTTTACACTATAAATCACTCTAGCAATTTTAGTAGAAGTTGACAAGTGATTTAAATTTGCACTCGTCATCTTCTCTACTAAACTCTCTCCTGTACCATCAGATTTGTTCGTAAACTTCATTACAGTTTTAGAACCTGCAACGTCTGTTATAGTTTGAGTTGATACTGTATCAGCCATTATCTAGTCTGTCCTGAGGCAGTATAACCTTTAGTCTTTTTAACTTCTAAAATAAAAGTACCTGTTACAGCACTCGCATTTGTAATAACAATATCACCAGTTACACCTGTTGCTTCTGGGTTTGATATGTTTGGTTGTTTACCATGATACCCATACTCGCCACTACCATGTAGTGATATAGCATGACTATCTGTGCCTGCGTCAAATTCTATTGCAACGTCGCTTGTCGCAGCTGTTGTATTCCATTTAATAGAACTAATGTCTAGTGTAGGGTTTGAAACATGTCCTGTCAATGCTGAAGCGTCAATTACTTGTACTGCGTC